CTTGTGCTATTTTTTATAAAATAAAAGTTTTCTACATCAATTGGAATAGTTACAATTTTATTTCCTGAAATTGTTTCAGGAGATTCTGCTCCTAAAACTATAACTCTTGTTGCAAGAGTTGCACCAGTAGCTCCGTCTGAAACAGCTAAAGCTGTTGTATTAGCTCCAGCTCCTCCTGCATTTAAAGTCTGTACTTTATAACCACCAGAAATCTGTTCAAAAATGTTTAAATTAGTATTTGTTTTTGTTCCCCATGTACCGGCATTTTCACCAGTTGCCATTAGTTCAACACCAAGAGGTGTGTAAGTTGAAGCCATAATTTTTTTCTCCTAAGCTACGTGCGTTACGTCTGTATACGATGTATTTCCACTCACGTCAACATCGTTATAACTTGTATTTCCAGTAATATCAACATCTCCATATCCTAATGGAGCAACATTTCCTACAGCAGAAGTAGCCTCTTGTCCAGTTAATCCAATAACATCTGCTGGTGTAATTGTACCCACAGAAGCTGTTGCAGAAACCCCTGTTAAAGGAACTCCTATTTCAGGTATAATTGATCCTACAGAAGTTGTAGATCCTACACCAGTTATATTAAATACTTGTGCATCACTTGTTGAAAGTTCTCCTACAGAAGAAGTTGCATCAACTCCCGTTAAATTAACACCGAGTTCTAGACCTGTAGAACCCACTGCGGTTGTTGCTACTAAAGAAGCTAGACCTACTACTTGTTCAGCACCATCATTAATACCTAATTGACCTTCAGCAACAGTTGCTGTTTGGCCATCTGGTATAATTGTTGGTGATAAAACAAATGTAAATTCTCCAACAGAAGAGGTCATTGCTTGACCAGTTAATCCCATTACATCCGCAGGACTAATAGATCCAACACTTGTAGTTGCTTGTTGACCAGTTGGAATTTCAATTCCTTCTAATACACTGCCCCAACCATTTTCACCCCAGTCAAGAGTACCCCAACCAGGTTTTAATTCTACTGTAATTGATCCTACTGATGTTGTTGCTTGTTGCCCTACAAGATCTACATTAGGTGCATCGCCATAAGCTTGTGATCCCCATCCAAGACGGCCCCAACCTTGTTTAATAGTTGTTGCGTCGTTCCAACCTGCTTGTCCCCAGGATAATCGACCCCATCCTACCGACATGGGATACCTACGCTATACGAATAATTGCTGTTGAAGCTGCTGCTGCGGGAAATTGAATTGTAAAAGTTCCACTAGATACAGTTTTATCTCCACCAAAAGCAACTACCGCACATGCTTTGTCCGATTGTGTATCATTGTAAATTAAACAACCATTTGCTGTAAAAGATGCAGAAGTAAAACTAATATCTGCAAAATCACAAACTGCAGTTGAACCATCTAAAACAGGTGTAACACTTGTAAGTGCTTTTCCACCGGCTGTATAAGCTGATCCTGATGTGTTAGTTATTTCTTCTGAAGTTGTATAAGCTGTAGTACCCGCACCTAAAGATGCATCACTTTGATACAAAGCTAATTTAAAAGCGTTTCCAGATGATGCAGTAAAGTTGTGAGTGCCAACTAAAAGCTCTTGTTTAAAGCTATTACAAATCGCTGATGATATTGCCATAATATTTTACTCCTATTTACGGAGACGGTGACTTAACTGGTATTCTAACTGTTCCGTCAGTATAATCGTCTCGTCTTCGTCTTCCAAGTTGCATACCTGCAAACTGTTGTATAGCA